GTCGGGGTCGTGGTGTCGGTAGGTGACTAGATCCGGGTCGCAGCCGGTTTCGCTGATGACCAGATCGGCCAGCTCTTCGATCGAGCGGTAATCGTTGCCACCGATGTTGTAGACCTCGCCCGGCCGGCCGCGCTCGAGCGTGTTGGCAAGGGTCGGAATGAAATCGTCGGAATACATGAAGGTCCGGTAGTAGCCGCTGTAGGCGTTGAAGCCAATACCGTGAAGCGCCCGGTGGCAAAAAAGCGAGACCACTGAGCGGTAAGGGTGGTAGTGCTCTCCGGGCCCATAGATGTTGAAGAACCTGAGCCTGACGGCCTCGATGTCGTGCTTTTTGGCGAACATGAGGATCTGGGCCTCGTTGGAAAACTTGCTCAAGGCGTATTCGTTGGGATGGCGAAGCACCATGTCTTCTGACAGCCGCTCCGACAGCCACTCTTCGCCCGAGTCGCCGTAAATCTCGCTCGATGAGGCAAAGATGAGCTTTGAGTCGTGCTTCTTGCAGAGCTCGAGCACGTTCCGGGTGCCCATGTAGTTGCTGAGGAACACGTCCTCGTAGTAGTCCTCGCCGTTGTGCCGGCCGAACTCAGCAGCCAGGTGGTAGACGGCTTCGGGCTGGTATTCCTCAAAGACACGCGCGATCTGGCGATACTTGCCCACATCGGCCCGCATGTAGGTGTCTTGCTCCTGGCCGGTGTGGCTCAGGTCGCAGCCGTAGACCGCGTGGCCGCGCTCAGACAGCTCAAAGGTAAGCGGCACGCCAAGGGTGCCAAGTGATCCGGTGATCAGGACTCGCATTTGGTGGCTTTCTGCATCTCGTGGTCGAATATCTGGCGGTCAAGAGGGTCGGTGCCAGGCTTTCGCCCGGTCATCTCGCGGTAGTGCTTGAGCTCGTAGGCGTGGCACAGGTAGGTCTCGTAGCCGAGCTGCCGGCCGCGGTGAGATACCCACACGTCGCACATCATGTGGCTCGGGATCATTCCGATGCGCTCGATCTGCTCGCGGGAGACAAACGGCATCACGGTGAAGTCGACCGGTGTTTGGTCGGGCTGGATCGTGTCAATCAGGCAGCCAGAGGCGTTCATATCGCCGCCAGCCGATTCAATCGCTCCAGATGGCCTGTAGACGATCGGAGCCGGGATCTTGCCCTGGTCGATCATCTCGACGCAGGCTTGGACCCAGCCATCTTCGGCAACGCACTGGATGTCGTCTGCGCAAAGCAAAAGGTAGTCGGCGTCAGATCGGCGCAGGCCGTTTTGCCAAGCGTTGCCGCAGGTCTGAAAGCCCCTCAGCACGATTGGGTTGAAGCCTGGAAACGAGGCAAGACAGCGCTCAAGCGACTCTTCGCGGCCTGCCACGGTCGGAACAATCAGATCAACCTTCACAGACAACCCTCCAAAAGTCCTCAGAAGCCGTCTCCAGCGCTTTCGGGTCGTTTTCGATGAAGTGCCTTGACCCAACCAGCTCGTTTGTCAGAACCTCACAGCCCGCAGCCCAGGCTTCGACAACGCAGCGGCCGAAAGGCTCGACTACCGAAGGCAAGAAGATGAACTGCTGGTAGCGCCAGAGGATTTGCGGGAGCTTCTCGGGCTCGAGCGGTCCCTTCTTGTGCACGTGATCGCCGTAGGGCGTGAAGTAGCCGGGGCCGTAGCAGTCGGCCTCGAGGCCCTGCCGGTAAAGACTCTCGGAGACCAGCTGGCCTCCCTTGCCTGAGTTTTGCCAGGAGCCAATCGTCACGATGCCGTTTCGCTTGCCGTTTCGCCGGATTTGGCGGTTGGGCCGAAAAGCGGCAAGGTCGATCATGGGCGGGATCACAACCGGATCGTGTTTCGGCTGCGCCGAGAATCGGTAGTTGTCGAGGTGAAGCGGTGAAGTGAAAATGTGCTCGGCGTTGCCATCCATCCAGTAACGCATGGCCGAGTCTTCGGCGTAGGACAAGTCGTGGTGATACCGGATTACGCGCCTGCCGCTCAGCGCATCAAGGATTTTCCGCTGGAAGGTGACGCAGTTGCCGACTACTACGGTCTCGCCATCCGGGTCGAACTCGATGCCGTTCGGCGCCGACTCCTTGAACCCGTCCATCGTGTATTCGGCTCCGCCCTTGGTTCCATCGGCGTTGCCGGGGTCGTGGAGCCAGGCGACCTTCATGCCTTGACCAGACTCGGCTCTCTGGCCTTGAATCTTGCGGCGCATTCCTCGAGGGCCGGAAGCATGTGGTTTTCCATGACCGCATCGACGTCGTAAGCCAAGGCGTGCTCTCGGGCCTGCTGCTCCATCGCTTCGATCTCGCGGTCTGTGCGCCTGTGGGCGGCTTTCAGAGCCTGCGTGATGTCGTCAACGTCGGGGTGCGCCTGCCAGCTGGACTGCGTAGTCCAATACGGGGCGTAGCCGACCTTCCAGCCTGCGCCACAGACCTCGGACTGTGCCGAGAAGTCTGTGACGATGGCCGGGACTCCACATGCGTTGGCCTCGAGGACCGGTATGCCGAAACCCTCGCCCGCAGACGGGGACAGCAGACAGTCAAGTGACGAATAGACGTGCGCCATCGTCTCGTGACCAACGGGGTTGAAAAGAAGCCGCTCTTGGTCGGAGAGATAAACGCGGTCGCCCGGTATCCCGATCTCGCGGATCAGGCGGGGTAGATCCACGCCGTTGAAGATCCCCTGGGCTTCGGTGTGCAGGTAAAGCCCGACGTCAGGGTTTCCGTCAGCGAGCTTCTTGAAAGCCATGAGGGCTTCGGCAAAGCACTTTCTCGACGGGTTGCCCTTGTTGGCGGCGACCATGCCGACCAGCCACTTGTCCTGTGGCATCTGCGTGACCTCGCGGGCGGTCTTCTTGTCGATCGGCTTGTAAACCGTCGTGTCGATGCCGTGCGGGACATAGAGCGGGTCGAACTCCTCGAGCATCCGGGCCCCGAACTTGCTCATTGCAATCGGTATGGCTCCGGACTCGCGGAAGAAGTCTGTGACCCTGGGCGGGGCAGGCTCGTGATCAACCGGAACCCAACAAGCCATATTGAGCTTGCGGGCCATCTCCGGAGCCAGAACCCAAACATCAAGCAGGGTCACGACCATGCCAGCTCGCACATCGCCATCGAAGTGAGCCTTGGCATGAGGCAGCAGGGTCTTGTTGCCCATATCGGGCTGCATCCCCGGATAGGTGATGATCCCGTTCCAGTTGAGGCGGGCACCCTCAAGGCCGTAGAAGGCCGAGATGCCCACGTCATAGTGCTCGTTGAGCTTGGGTGCAAACAGTCCTGTTTGTTGGCCGTACCCCGTCGGGCTCCAGCCTGCGTTGCTGTGCCAAAGGAGCGGCTTTCGCTCGGTAGCGTCACTCATTGAATCTCCCGGTGGTGGCAGTCGGTGGCTTCACATCGCAGGGCCTGTCACCGCCACCGGGGATGGCAGGCCCTACGTCTGACGGGTCCGGTTAGTCGACCGGTCCCAAGTAGGTCTCCGCCTGGATGCTTCCCACGGCCTTGCGGGAATACATCTCGTGCTGGCGGATGCAGTGGGCGTAAATCTGCGCCCTTTCAAATCTCTGGCCGTCTTCGGAAAACGAAAAACGGCTAACGGCCTTGCTGGCCTTGCGCAGCCAGCCCTCTGCGGCTGCGGCGTTCAGATCCCAGCTCGGGGTCCAGTTGTCGTCGGCTCGAGTCAGCCCATCGGTATCAGGGCGAGCTGCGACGGAAAGCAGGTCATCCATGTCGTCGTCTGTAAGCGCCGGGTCAATGTCGGCGTCGACAAGTCGGGAAAGTTTGTCTTGAACTTCAGCTTCGGTCATGGGAAGGGCCACCAGGGGATCGGTTTGGCCTCACCAATCGACTTCTCTCGACTGGTGAGTGGAATGGGGTCGGCCGAATCAGCGTCATCCGCAGGGACGTTGATGCCAAACGGGAACCAGCTTGGATGCTTGCCCGTGGCGTCAGACTTCCTCTCCGGAAAGTTGATGTCGACCGACCCCTTCACTCAGCGAGTCCTTACGACTCGTTGTTGATCTTGACCACGGCCCTGTTCAGGTCGTGGACGAAGAAACCAACCCGCGTCTCGTAGCGGAGACCGGTGAGGTTCTCCTGCCACAGGTTGCGGGTCGAGGTTCCGTCGTAGACGGTCGCCTCACTCGAAGCCGACACGGTGATGTCCGAGCGGACACGCACGTGGAGGTTCGGCTTGTAGACGAGGAGCGCCACCGTCTTGTTGGACCCAGCCGTTGCGCTGATCCTGTCCAGGTTGGACGAGAACGAACGCTCCAGGCCGTAGAGCGGGTCCACGGTCGGGATGTAGAGGCCCTGAGCCTGGGCAGTCGCCGAAGCGGTGCCACCGCTGGTCTGCCGGGCATCGCGGAGGTGCCGCGGTGCGTCGGAGGCCAGAATCAGCGCCATGTTGTTGGGGTCCGTGTAACCGTTGGACTCGAGGGTGCCCATCGCAGCCGAAACTGCAGTGGCGAGACCGTCCTGCTTGGACAGGTCCAGCTCCACCTTCGAGGTCGTGTCGCACAGCTCGGTGTCGAAGTTGCCAGAGACGGCAGAGCCGTTGTTACGGCCAACCGCGTTCTGGTCGATGACCTTGCTGATGGCGTCACGCACGCCGGAGTCGACGAGAACGTTGAGGTCGCCGTTCTGGACGTCCTCAATCTGCTCGTCGGTGAACAGGACGATCGAGGCGACCTTCTTGATGTTGAGGGTGCCCTGACCGAACTCTGCGCCGGTGACGGCCTTGGTGCCGGCCTCGCCGACGAACCCTGCAGTGGGCTCGCCCAGCCAGATCGGGAACTCGGTCCGCCTGTTGGTCGTGGTCCTGACGTCGCCCGCAACCTGGAAGGCAGCGGTCTGGTTCAGGATTCCGGTCGTGAGCAGCTGTCCCTGCTCATCCGGAAGGAGGTATCCGCCGGCCGCATCTGTGAGGCCGGACAGAGGTATCTGGTTAGCCATTTAGGCTCTCCTTTTCGTCTGTCGTTGCCCCGCTGCCCGCCGACGGCGAGTTTGGAGGGGCTAGTTGTTGGTCTTGCCCAAGAGGCCCACGATCAGCTCGTTGTGAGCCTGATCAGGGGTCTTCGGGTCGGGTGCGGGCTCCCGTGGTCCACCGTCGAAAGTGGCCTTTGGTGCTTCCGCGGGCTTGACGTTCTCCAGAATGAGATCCGCCTGAGCCTCGAGCTCTTCTTTCGAAGTAGCAGTGAGAAGGTCCATGAGGTTGCCCCCGATGTTCTTTTCAGCTGCCACCTCGTAGCGAAGTAGCCTGGCCTCGGCTTCCGCCTTGGCCGTTTCGATCTGCGTCAGCTTGTCCTGCGCCCGTTCAAGCTCGGACTTCTGCGCGTCTTCATACTCCTGCGCCTTGGCCTTGGCTTCCTGAGCCTCGGTGCGGTACTTCGCGGCCTCTGCGCGGAGCTTCTTGACGTAGCCCTCGTCGAACTGCTTCGCTTCGGCTTCGGCCTCCGGGGCTTCGGCTTCGCTCGGCGTATCGACAGGGGCAGTTTCGGCCTCCTGGGCCGGTGCGTCCTCTTCGGACATGGTTGACCTCCTGGGTCGGGGTAGTGGCTAGGTGACGTCCACGAGTGGACGCTGGGTAAGAAAGTTGTCTCCAAGGACCGTTGGCGATTGGCCGGCCAAGTCCCTGAGTGCGATCTGATCGCTGTCGAGGAGTTGGGCAGCCTCCAGGCCAACCGCGTTGATTCGCTCCTCGGCACTCATACGGCTAAAAACCTCAGCACCGGTTGGATGCTGAAACCGATCTTCAACGTCCGCAAAAACAGCTTCGCCAGTGCAGTCGCAACCGGGATGAGTCTCAAAGTCGTCTTCCGGGGCCAAGATGTCGTTGCTTGCTGCGGCCATGCACCCTCCGCAGTCGTCTTCGCCGTTCAAGACCCTTCGATAACCAATGATTTGGTCGTTGGAGCGAAACTGGTCAGACAGAGCATTCCGAGCAGCTGCGTATGTGTCGAGCTTGATGAGGTTTGACGAGGCTTCAAAACCGATCTTTGCCGCCTCTTCGATGGTCTTACCTTCGGCCATCGCAACCTTGCTTTTGATCGGCGGCGAGCTCCAGCCTTCTTCGAAAGTCCGCCCGTCTCGGGTCCGACCAACGTAAGGCTCTGGGTCGATCTGGGGAGGGTTTACGACCCTCCGAGTCTCAGAGCTTTGAAACGCTCCCAGATAGGCCGCTGTGAGCCTTAGATTGAGAGCCTGCGCTGCTGAGACCGCCGGTGCCATGATCTCGAACCACGCGGCATAGTCGGCGTCAAAGTCGCCCGTGACCTGCCAGGTGCGTCTGCTTTGTTGGACCACTCGGGCCTCGACCGCCTTGAGCCGCTGCCCGTAGGCGTTGGTGATCGCAAGGCTTCGCCGGTTGGCTGCCACCGTCTAGGCTGCTTGGATCTGGGCCAGCAGGGTGCGGATTGAGGCAGCCGTTGCCGGGCCGTTCACGCTCCGAAGGGCTTGAACTATGCGTCGCAGGAGCTCAAGGTCAGCTTCTCGGCCGGCGTAGGTCATCTCGTCAATCTCTGCGTCCCACTCGTCCGGCCAGCCAGAGGCCAGCAGCACCGCTATGGCGTCGGCGTTGCCGCTTCGGACGTAAGAAAGAAGCTCGTCAAGCCAGCGTGAAATCTGACCTTGATCGGCGGTTGGCTCGCCGGTAGAAACCTCGATCTGCTCGGCCGCAATGGCCCCTGCATCTTGGAAGAGCAAGTCTTGGGCCTGGACAGTCCGCATCCGTTCGATCTCCTGCGGGCTGTATCCAATCTTCTCCCACAAAATCTCCTGTGGCACGCCGATCTCCTGCTGTTTGACCGCGGCATCCACGACCTGGGCGATTGAGCGGCTTTCCGGGTCGACCCAGATCGTCTGCGCGACGATCTCACGGCCTCGAGCCTCATCACCGATGGAGCGGAAAGCCAGCTGGATGGCTTCGACGTGTGCGGCCCCAAAGGACGGCATCTTGCGTCGTGTGCGGCTGACGAGCCCGGTTTCGGCCATTTTCAGCGCGTCGGCCGAAGCGTTGGTGATTTCGCCCTTCACATACTGCGGAGGAAGGCGGGTCTGAGCTGCCAGATCCGACACCAGGCTGTTCTTGGCGTCGATGTAGTTTTTGAGATCGGCCGCGGAGAACTCATGGACCCGTGCGTTGTCGTTGGAGAAGGTCCAGACACGATCGTGGGCTGCCTTGAGGGCTGCGGCCCTGAGCGGGGCGCCGTTTTCGTCCCTTGGGATCTCGACGCCGGTAAGAACTCGTTGCGGAAACGCCTGATACTCGGAGCCGATCATCATGTCCGACAGGATCTTGTTGATGGCGTCCTGCAGGTCGATGATCTCGGCCAGATCAGAGCGCCCGCCGTAGAGCATCGAGGGAGAGTTGGGGAGCGGAATGACTGGAACCACGCCGAGCGAGTTGGCGCCGCCCGGATCGCCCGTGCGCTCAATCCAATCGACCTTGCCGCGGACTGAGCCGCCCTTTGCCAAAGGCTTGGCGGATTCCCACTTGAAGATGAAGTCGGGCAGGTAGAGGGTGCAGTAGGCGTAGCCGTCCTCGCCTACCCACTTCTTGA